GCAATACACACGCTACATCAAGGATCCTCTAATTGAACCATACTATATTCAATTAGATGACTATTGCTATGCTGTTCAAAAAGGTATTACCGCAGAAGAAAGTGGAAAAGAATACCAACAAACTCTGGGTTACTATAAAACCTTAGGTGCAGCACTTGAAGCAATGGCTAAAGATGAAGCTATGAGTATTAGCTATGACACTATACAAGAATTTATTGATCAATACAACAAAATTGTAGGACGTTTAACTCAAGTTATTAAAATATGATTGAAGCATTATATAACGCTGTCGTAGTACAGCCTATTGAACTAGAAGAAACAACATATGGGAATATTGTTGTGCCTGATTTAGGCAATGAAAAAAACAAAACAGCTAAAGTAATCTCAGTAGGTCCTGGATCTCAATCTATCACTGGGGATTTTATTAAAACTACCCTTAAACCTGGTGATATTGTAGTACTTCCTACTATGACATTTACACGTTTTGAATATAAAGGAGAAGAATATTTAATTGGTCGTGAGAATGATATTTTAGCTAAAATTGTAGAAAAAACTTCTATTGAAGAAGTATTAGCACAAACCGAAGTAACAGAAGAAGAAAAACAATATTTAACAAATGAGTAAGGTAATTGAATTTGGCCCTGAAGCACGTAAACAACTCGTAGCAGGAATTGATAAATTAGCGGATGCTGTAGTAGCAACGCTAGGCCCTAATGGTCGTAACGTAGTAATCGTTAACGAAATGGGTCAAGTGCAAAGCACCAAAGATGGTGTAACAGTTGCTAAATCTATTTCATTGAGCGACAACGTAGAAGAAGTAGGTGTTAAAATGGTTAAGCAGGCAGCTGTTAAAACTGCTGATATTGCTGGAGATGGCACTACAACTTCTACATTATTGGCTCGTGAGATGGTTAAAGCGGGTTTAGCCCACCTAAATAATGGTGCTAACGCAGTAGAAATTAAACGTGGTATTGATACTGCTGTAAAAGAAGTAGTTACCACTTTACGACATAATATTAAAGAAAATATTTCCTCAGAAGAACAACTTGAACAAATTGCCACTATTTCAGCCAATAATGATCCTGAAGTAGGTAAATTGATTGCAACTGCTTTAAATAAAGTAGGACGCGAAGGAGTTGTTTCAATTGAAGAATCAAATACAGGTGAAACCTATCTCGAAACAGTAGAGGGTATGCAGTTTGATCGTGGTTATAAGTCACACTATTTTGTAACTGATAACTCAACGATGTCTACTTATCTTGAAAATCCTTTTATTTTGATTGCAGATAAGCGTTTTACTACTGTTAAAGATCTCCTTCCTATTTTAGAGGGAGTATCTAACCAAAATCGTCCATTATTACTTATTGCTGAAGATATTGATGGTGAAGCACTTGCTACACTTATCGTTAACAAAGCACGAGGTACTATTAAAGTTGCAGCTGTTAAAGCTCCTGACTTTGGTGATCGCCGTAAATTAATTTTGGATGACATCGCAATTTTAACTGGAGGTCAGGTATTTAGTACCGATAAGGGTATGCGCCTTGACAAATTCAGTTGGGATTGGTTCGGCTCAGCCCGAAGTGTTACAATTACAAAAGATCAAACAACAATTATTGATGGAAGAGGAGAATCTGAATCAATACAAGCACGTATTGAAGAACTTCAACAGCAAATCGAAAAAGCAAAAACCCCTTTCGAACAAGAAAAACTTCAAGAAAGGCTCGCGAAATTCGTGGGAGGAGTAGCTATTGTCCACGTTGGTGGAAATACTGAAACAGAAGTTAAAGAAAAAAAAGACCGCGTAGAAGATGCTCTTTACGCAACTAAAGCCGCTATTGAAGAAGGAATCGTAGCAGGTGGTGGTGCTGCTTTACTTTACGCTCGTGAAGCAATTGAAGGAACTGATATTGGTTCTAAAATTGTATATCAAGCTTGTGGTAAACCATTCGAACAAATTCTTGTAAATGCTGGCTACGATAAAGTAAAAGCTCAAATGCTTGCTTTAAATTATACTTCAAACGAAACAGTTTGGGAAGGTCATGATGTGAAAACAGGAATGATTATTAATATGAAAGAAGCAGGTATTATTGACCCCGCTAAAGTAACTCGAACTGCACTTGAAAATGCAGCTTCAGTAGCAGGTACTATTTTGCTTACAGAGTGTGTTGTAGTCGATAGCCCAGAGGATAAGAAAGAATCTGATCCAATGGGTGGAATGGGTGGTATGTTCTAATGAATACCCAACAAGTAGAAAAAAACATTCAAATCGCTGAGAGAGTTCCACCTGGTGACAGGTGGAAACTCCTCGGTGGTGAGAAAGTTTATGAATCCATTACTGAGGTTCTAAATGCTTATTATCAAGCATCATCTATTAAACCTCAAGCATTTAGACTTGAGCCATTAAAAAGTAAGTTGTATGTTATTACAACAGAAGAAATAGAAATACCAAAAGCGGAACCTAAGAAATACGACCTATATGGTGACTTCGAATAAAGAACATACTCTATTAGTTGAAAAATATCGTTCTCAAGTATTAGATGAGTATGTAGGTAATGAAAATATTAAGCGAACTATAGCTCAATATTTAGAACAAAATGATATTCAAAATCTAATATTCTATGGACCAGCTGGTACAGGCAAAACTACTCTTGCTAAGCTCATTGTTCGTAACCTTGATTGTGACCATCTTTACATCAATGCCTCAGACGAAAGGGGAATTGAAACGATTAGGGATAAGGTTTCGGGATTTGCTTCAGCAGCTTCTTTTAAATCGATTAAAGTAGTAATCTTAGACGAAGCCGATTTTCTCACTATCCAGGCGCAGGCATCTCTTCGAAACGTCATTGAAACGTTCTCACGTAGTACTAGGTTTATTTTGACCTGTAACTATGTGGAACGTATCATTGACCCACTTCAATCCAGATGTCAAGTCCTGAAGATTATACCCCCTTCAAAAGCCGAAGTAGCAGCACACATTGCTAGTATTATGGAACAAGAAGGTGTTTCATTTCAACGTGATGACCTTAAAACAATTGTAAATCAATTTTACCCTGATTTACGTAAGTGTCTTAACACAATTCAATTATCAATTGTCCATGATAAAGTAAAAGGTGAAGACGATAAGTGGCTTAAAATCGATAAGTCAGTATTAGTTTCATCTAATTACATGGCACAAGTTCTAAAAGAACTTACCCAAAAGAAACCTAATTTTAACAATATTAGACAAATTATTGCAGATGCAAATGTTCAAGACTTTGAAGAATTATATCGTTACCTTTATGATAACGCTTCTGTCTATGCTCCTGGGTCCGAAGGAATGGTGGCGATACATGTTAACGAATATTCGTACCAAGCTAATTTCCGTATTGACAAAGAAATAAATGCAATGGCTCTTATTTCAAAATTAATTAATTTGTGAATTACCAAATTATAAACATTGGGAATAAATTATACAAAATAATTAGAGTCATCAGAGATGAACCTAAATGGGATTTAGATTTACTAAGACAACTATGGCATTGTACTAACACATTTAAAAAAGAAGGTATGATTTATTTTGTAAGAGAAATTGAAGATGTTGAATATGAAGAACTTTCTTAGATTTACTATTATTTGGATTAGTCAAAACCTCTCCATACCTTTCTGGATGGTTGGTCACGTTCATTTAATGACAACTATATATGAAGACATACATGAAATCCTTATGTCTTTAGGTATGAATATTATAGTAGCAATAGGATTTTATTTAGATTATAAACAACAAAAATCATGAATCAAGAACAACCACGATTAAATATCGACCTCAAAAACACAGAGAAAGTAGAAACTCCAGACGGAAACTACGTAGTTGCTGAAGGTATTATTTTGCGTAAAGCATCACGCTTTGCTGTAGGTACTGCTAAGGATGCACTTATTCCTATTCCTATTTTTTATGATGTTAGAACAGGTGCCATTTTGAAGGAAACACTTCCTCAGGAACTTCAAGACGAATATGACACTATTTGATTGGTTAAATGAAATAACAATCAAAAAGACTTTAGCTGAAGACTTCAGCGAAGAGTCATGGGATTCATTCAATTCTTACATGGTACATAGATATTTATCTATGAATATAGATTACATAGAACTCGTAAATTATGTTCAAAAGATAAATCCACAGAATAAAAAACAAATCTATACCATTTACAGAGAAATGATCCCAAAGAAAAAGGTTTGGTTAAAGTATATTAAACCGAGTAAAAAGCAAAGACCACAAAGCGTAGCAGAATACGTAGCGAAATATTATGAATGCAGTTTAGGTGAAGCTGATCATTATATTGATATAATTCGAGAACCTGGTGTCCGAAGTATTTTGTGGCAGATGGGAATTGATCAAAAAGAACAAGATAAATTAGTAAAAACTCTATAAATGGAAGATCCAATTAGTTATGAACCCAACTCACATACTGGTGAAGAAAAAGCAATTAGGGATTTTGAAAGACTATACCCTGAATTAGCTGAAGAATTTAAAGCAGTTCAAGCTGAACAATATGCTTTGTTTTCTCGTAAAATGATGGATTATGGACTTCAAAATATTGCTTTAGGCTCAGACCTAGCAACTAAAGAAGACCGAGACCTTTCTATTACAGGTATTTGGCTTCGTTGTAATGATAAAATTAATCGCCTTAAAAATCTTCTAAAGCGTAATGGTCAAAATTACGTAGCAGGAGAAACTATGATTGATAGTTTTGTAGATATTGCTAACTATGGAATTATTGCTATGTTAGTAATTAGAGGCAAATGGAAATAAGTTTTGGCTAAAAAGAAAATACCCTCTATAATCAAAGAGGTACAAAAACACACGCCCCCAGATGTTGACCACCGATTTCAAAAACAGATCTCGTTTAGTCAATTTTCCATGTACGAGCAGTGCCCACACAAATGGGCGCTGCAGTACAGGGATGGGCATTATACGTCGGAAGTATCGATTCATATGACGTTTGGTACGGCAATGCACGCGGTTATGCAAGACTATTTAACTGCGTTTTATAACGTAAGTAAAACAGCCGCTGACCAAATTAATTTAGAAACCCAATTTGAGGAAAAACTTAGAGAGGGATACAGAGCAGATTACGAACGTAATAAAAAAGAACATTTTTCATCCTCAGAGGAGTTAAGTGAATTCTTTGAAGATGGAATTGCTATTTTATCTTGGTTTAAAAAAAATAAAGGTAAATATTTTAGTAAACGAGGTTGGTGGTTAGTAGGTATTGAAGTTCCAATTCTACTTAACCCCAACCCTTTATATAAAAATATTATCTATAAAGGATTTTTAGATGTTGTTTTATACGATGAAACATCTAATAAAATCAAGATCATAGATATTAAAACCTCAACTCGTGGTTGGAAAGATAAAGAAAAAACTGATGAAGTAAAAAACATGCAGTTAATTCTTTATAAAAAATTCTTTGCTGAGCAATTTGGATTCCCAGTAGATAACATTGATATTGAATATTTCATTGTTAAAAGAAAACTACATGGTAATCCCGATTTCCCAGATCCTAGAGTACAAATCCACGTTCCATCTTCAGGAAAAATAAAACTTAATAAAGCTACTAAGGCGATTAATGAGTTTATTGAGATGGCTTTTAATAAAGATGGTTCTTATAATACTGGTCCTCAGTTAAAGAATCCCTCAAAATGGAATTGCACATATTGTCCATTTAAAGGAGATAAAAATTTATGTGATAGGGGGTTGTCTTAAAGACTCCCAATATATGTATATCAAATAATTAATTAAAAACAATGTTATGAGTAAAAAGGACATGACACTTACGAGTGTAAAAATCCAAAGTGACTTATTTGACGAATTTAAAGTTTCATGTGTTCGTCACAAGTTTTCATTTCAAAAACTTGCCGATCGCGCAATTCATTTGTATCTTACAGATGATACGTTTAGAAAACAAATCCATAGTCACAACGATTTAGATATTCAATAATTTATGAAAGAAGGTTATTTACCAAAGGATCAAAGGAAAAAAATCCTTTTGATTTGCGACGATATTAGAATGCATTCAGGAATTGCTACTGTAGGAAGAGAAGTAGTAATAGGGACAGCCCACAAATATAATTGGGTAAACATTGGAGGTGCAATCCAACACCCAGATTTTGGAAAGCGATTTGATTTAAGTGAAGATACGAATCAAAATGCTCACATTAATGACTCAAGTATAGTTCTTTATCCTGCTAATGGTTATGGTGATCACGCTTTTTTACGACAAATTAGAGAAATAGAAAAACCAGATGCTATAATGTTGATCACTGATCCACGTTACTTTACTTGGTTATTCGCGATTGAAAACGAAATTCGTAAAGAAATTCCTATTGTATATTTGAACATCTGGGATGATCTTCCAGCACCTCATTATAATAAAGCATTCTATGAATCATGTGATGTATTGTTTGGGATTTCTAAACAAACAGTTAACATCAATAAGCTTGTTTTAGGTGAAAAAGCTAAGAAAAAAATTATTAAGTATGTCCCCCACGGATTAAATACTGATAATTACTTTCCCATTGAAAATAAAGAGCAAGATAAAGAATTCCAAGAGTTTAAATCTAAAACACTTAAAGGTAAAGATTATGAATTTGTAGCTTTCTTTAATTCAAGAAATATTCGTCGTAAACAAGTACCTGATACTTTATTAGCATTTAAAGTATTTGTAGATAATCTTCCTAAAGAAAAACAAGATAAAGTAGCTTTATTATTACACACTGAATTAGTCTCAGAGCATGGAACTGATTTACTTGCAGTAGTTGATACCTTACTCCCAGGATATAATGTTATTTTTAGTGAGGAAAAGCTTGGGCCTAAAGGAATGAATTATCTTTATAATATAGCAGATGTTCAAATGTTACTTACTTCAAATGAAGGTTGGGGTTTATCACTTACAGAAGCATTGTTAACAGGTACTCCTATTATTGCTAACGTAACAGGTGGTATGCAAGATCAAATGCGTTTTGAATTTGAAGATGGCACTTGGATTGATTTTGATGCTGATTTCCCTTCAAATCACAGAGGTACTTATAAAAAACATGGTAAATGGGCATTCCCAGTATACCCAACAAGTATCTCAATGGTAGGTTCACCTCCTACACCTTACATTTTTGATGACAGATGTCGTTGGGAAGACGCAGCTGATAGACTTATGGAAGTTTACAACTTATCTAAAGAAGAAAGACAAGAACGTGGTTTAGCAGGACGTGAATGGGCTATAAGTGATGAAGCTGGGTTTACTCAATATCACCAAGGTCAAAGAGTTATTGATGGTTTAGAAGAAATGTTTAATACATGGACCCCACGAGAAACCTTTGAGTTTATTAATGCTACTACTTACCAATCCCCTACTTTAAATCATAAATTAATTTACTAATATGAGTAAAAATACGTTTTTTATAAGCTGTCCTTACGATACGTACAGCGGTTATGGAGCCCGAGCTCGAGATTTAGTTAAAGCCATTATAGAATTGGATAAATACGATGTTAAACTCTTACCACAGCGTTGGGGTAATACATCTTGGGGATTCTGTGATAATAACCCTGAATGGAGCTTTCTTCACCAATACAAATATCCCCACCCCCAACTAACAGAAAAACCTGATATTTGGATGCAAATTACAATTCCAAACGAATTTCAACCTGTAGGAAAGTATAATATTGGGGTTACAGCTGGTATTGAATCTAATTTATCTCAAGGTAGTTGGGTTGAAGGGTTAAATCGTATGGATCTTAATTTAGTATCTTCTAATCACTCTAAACAAGTATTTGAAGCTTCAACATTTCAAAAACAAGATAATAAAGGTAATCAGTTAGGAGAAATTAAATTAGAAAAACCTATTAAAGTATTATTTGAAGGAGCTGATACTAATATTTATAAAGTTTTAGATAAAATCCCATCAAGTAATCTTGTTTCTACACTTAATAATATTCCTGAATCATTTGCTTATCTATTTGTAGGACATTGGATTCAAGGGGATTTTGGTGAAGATAGAAAAAATGTAGGTTTGCTTATCAAAGCATTTTTAGAAGTATTTAAAAATAAAAAAACTGCCCCAGCACTAATCTTAAAAACAAGCTCAGCAGTTTCTTCTTACATGGATAGAGATGAGATACTTAAAAAAATCCAAGCAATTACAAAAACAATTAAAGCTAATAGTCTTCCTAATGTTTATCTTTTACATGGTGAATTTAGTGATACTGAAATGAATGAGCTTTACAACCATCCAAAAGTAAAAGCTATGGTTAGTTTAACTAAAGGTGAAGGTTTTGGTCGCCCATTACTTGAGTTTAGCTTAAGTAAAAAACCAATTATAACTTCAGCATGGTCGGGTCATATAGATTTCTTAAATAAAGAATTCGTTCCTTTAATTGGAGGTAATCTTACAAATGTTCACCCATCTGCTGCTAATGATTGGTTAATTAAGGAAAGTAAATGGTTTACTCCTAATCATAATGAAGTAGGACACTACCTGAAAGATGTATTTGAAAATTATAAAAAGTACACTGATGGGGCTAAACGTCAAGCCTACAAAAGTAAAACTGAGTTTAGTTGGGATAAAATGAAAGAACAAGTAGATACCATTTTTACCCAACATATCCCAGATTTACCTAAAAAAGTAGAGCTTAAACTCCCTAACTTGAAAAAAATCAACCTACCTAAAAAACCAATTTTAAATGGATAATTTAACTACATGTGATCGTTGTGGGTCTGATGCTTGTTATATTCAAGAAGTAAACCAAGATGTAAAACTTCATTTTTGTTATGGTTGTGGTTTTCAAGCAAATACAGCCATGAAACGTGATTCAGAATTCTTACAACAACAAATGGAAGTACTTCCTGAGTTATACAAAGAACTAATGGGCGAAGACGAAAATGGGACTATTTGGATGCCCTCAGCCGTTAATATTCCTGATAAAGGGATGGTATTTGCCGATGGTACTAATGGTCAAAATTGGGCTTGGGGTGCTGTTAAAGCAACTCTTATGTCTGAAGAAGAAAAAACTAAATTTAAAGCCAAAGGAAAAGAGTATGATTATAAAATGGACATGACTACTCTACAACATTTCCCAGAACGTGATTATATGGGTGCTCTTTCTTATATTGGTATATTACCTGAATAAAAATGAAAATTAGTTACGCAATAACGGTTTGTAATGAGCTTGTAGAAATACAACGTCTACTTCCTTTCTTAATAGAAAATAAAAGAGAAGTAGATGAAATTGTAATATTCTATGATACTAATAATGGTTCTAAATCTGTTGAAGATTATCTAAGGGCTCAAAGTGTAAATGCTACTAAATTTAAATGGTTTGGTTATCATTTTGATGGTCATTTCGCTAACATGAAAAATGCTCTTACAGAAGCATGTTTAGGAGATTATATCTTCCAGATTGATGCTGATGAAACCCCCAGTCGTTATTTAATTCAATATTTACCTATACTATTAAATGCTAATAATGTAGAAGTACTTAGAGTACCTCGTATTAACACAGTAAAAGGTTTAACAACAGAGCATATTCAAAAATGGGGATGGATTGTTGATAATCATGGTAGAGTTAATTGGCCAGATTTACAATGGAGAATTTATAAACGTACCCCTGAAATTGTTTGGAAAAATAAAGTACATGAAGTATTAGAAGGATATAAAACACATGCTATATTACCTTTAGAAGAACAATTTGCTTTAGAACATCATAAAGATATTGAGCGACAAGAACAACAAAACGAATTATATAGTAAGTTATGAAAAAAATTTGGTACGCCCCTAATAAATTTGAAGCATATGGTGAAGAAGAAATCCAGGCTGTGATAGAATGTCTTCGAGATGGATGGATTGCTGGGTTTGGTCCTCGTACAATTGAGTTTGAAAAAAAAGTAGCTAAACACTTTGGAAAAAAATATGGTGTATTTGTTAACTCAGGTTCATCTGCTTGTTTGCTAGCTTTAGCAAGTTTAAAACTACCTAAAGGTACTAAAGTAGTTACTCCTGCTTGTACATTTTCTACTACACTAGCTCCTATTATTCAATTAGGACTTATTCCTGTGTTTACAGATGTTGGTCTGAATAATTATGTTTCTCAAGTACAAGAAACACTAGATGCTATTGATGATAAAGTAAAAGTACTTATGATTCCTAACCTAATTGGTAATAAACCAAATTGGAAAGCAATTAAAGAAGGTTTGATTGCTATGGGACGTGAAGATATTATCCTAATCGAAGATTCAGCTGATACTGTAACTAATACCCCCGAGACAGATATTTCAACTACTAGTTTTTATGCTTCACACGTAATCACAGCTGGTGGTTCAGGTGGTATGGTAATGTTCAACGATGAAAAGCTACGTAATATTTGTCTCCAATTTAGGGATTGGGGTCGAATGGGAGACAACTCAGAAATTATGTCAGATCGTTTTAACCATAGTGTAGATGGTATCCCTTATGATCATAAATTTCTCTACAGTGTGTTAGGTTATAACTTTAAATCATCAGAAATGAATGCCGCCTTTGGTTTAGTCCAATTAGAGCGTTTTAAGAAATTTGAAGGTATTCGTAGAGCTAATGTTGAGCGTTATTTAAAAAATTTAGTAGGTGTAGGTGATTTGGTTCTACCCGATGATAGTATTAAACCTAACTGGTTAGCTATCCCACTCCAATCTGAAAAACGATTTGAATTACTCAGTTTCTTAGAAGATAATAATATTCAAACCAGAGTAACATTTGCAGGTAACGTAACTCGCCACCCTGTTTATAGAGAATATTTACAAGAATTCCCCAATTCAGATATTATTATGAAAAATGGTTTCTTATTAGGAGCCCATCACGGTATGACTATCGAAGACGTAGATTATGTTTGTGACAAAATCAAAGAATTTTTTGCTCAATGAAGATAGTATATGTAACAGGTTGTCTCGGGTTTATTGGTTCTTACGTTACACGTAAGTGTCTTAAACGTGGGTGGTATGTAAGAGGTATAGACAAAATAACGTACGCCTCTAATGAAGAATTATTAACAGAATTTTATAATTATGATAACTTTGAATTCGAAGAAAAAGATATCAATGATATAGAATTTTTATATGATTGTGATTATGTAATTAACACAGCAGCCGAAACCCATGTCGGTAATTCTATTGTTAAATCTGATGATTTTCTTCATTCAAATGTAAATGGGGTTCATCACTTATTAGAATTAATTAGAAATTTTAGACAAGAAGGAATACATTACCCTACTTTAATTCACTTTAGCACTGATGAAGTATATGGTGATATTAAAAATGGTACCCATACTGAAACTGATATCTTAAAACCTTCAAACCCATACTCAGCTACTAAAGCAGCTGCTGATATGCTTATTTTAGCTTGGGCTCGTACTTACAATTTACCTTATATTATAATTCGTCCTACTAATAATTATGGTATTGGTCAATACGTTGAAAAACTTATTCCTAAATCTGTTAAATATCTTTCTTTAGGTAGGGATATACCATTACATAATGGAGGTACTCCTATCCGTAATTGGCTACATGCCGATGACACTGCGGAGGCTGTAATGACTATTATTGATTCAAATAAAACAAATGAAATTTATAATGTTTGTGGAGGTTATGAACAATCAAATATTGAAACTATAAGCAAAATTTTATCTTGCTATAATGGTGAAACCCAAGTATCAGATTACATAAATCTTTCATTTAATAGAGAAGGTCAAGATGTTAGATATGCTTTAGACGATTCTAAGTTAAGAGCATTAGGATGGTCTCCTAAAAAAGATTTTGATAGTGAACTTCCTACAATTGTAGAATATTATAAAAATAATTTTGTATGGTAATTTTAATTAATGGACGAGGTCAACTCGGAAAAAAATTAACTCAAAAATTTTCTAATTATCAAATAGATCAAGATATAGCTATTTATCATACTTGGAAAGTTCCTTATTTATACAATCCTGAGGAAAGTGAAGAAGATATTCAAAAACAAGAATACCAAAAACTAGTTGAATTTTCCCAATCTAATCCTTCTACTAAAATAATTTTTGTATCTACTAATTCATCTCGAGGAACTTTTTATACTTATTATAAAGAATTAGCCGAAGCTTATCTTTTACTCAACCATAAAAATTGTATTATTTTAAAATTCCCAGTATTTGTAGGAAACGGAATTATTAAAAAATTAAAAAACCAAGAAATTGAACCTTATGGTGTTACTGAGTTAATAACTTTAGATAAAGCAGTTAATACTATAGAACAATATTTAGATTACGAAGGGTTAAAAAGGGTATTTATAGTACCTGGGGAAAAAATTGAAGCAAAAACTATAATAGAAATACTTAAAGTATAATGGTTACAAAAATAACATACCACTTAATGCCCTGGGAGATAGATTATGCTCTACTTTCATTTACCCAATTTAAAAAATCTAAATATCATTTAGATCCTAATGATATTGTTAAAATCGATACTACATTAAATCTTTCTAGTTATATAATTGATTGGGATAAAAGTAAATTACCTAAAGAATATTTTATTCAAAAATATAAGGACTTAT